GAGTTGGCATTTAATCCATTAGATAAACAAATATAGACATTTCTCTCACTATTCATTACATACATTGGTTGTTCGCCAGTATTTGCCGTTGCGGTGACTAGATTTGCAATTTCTACACGGTCATCATAGTGTTTATAAATTGTATTTGCAGACCAATCGTATCTTGGAACAACCAATTCAACTTCACTACCCGTAACTTTACGAGCAGCAAACATGTTATCCCATACTAACTTTTCATTTACAGAAGTATCTGTTATTTCATCTGCAACATCATCATTGATATACGATAAATGATTGCCAATAAAGACATAACCAATAGTTGGCGACTGCTCAAAAAACGATTCTTTGAATTGTTCAGCGGCGTTAAAACTTATTTTTTTAGAAGTATATGAAGGCATATCTTTTATTTATCTGTCATTTTAGAATGAATATAGAAGTCCGAGCATTGCCGGCCATCATGGCCATCATACCACTCATTACGAAACTCCAATACCGTTAATGAACCATGTGTTTGCAGACACATGAACAAGAGTTGCCATACCATATGTTGTTACATTTCGCACAGCAGATGTTGTATTACCTGCCAAGAACAATGATACTCCAGTATTTGGTGTGACAGTCACATTTGCACTTGAAGATGTTCTGGATATAATAGCAATTGTTGCACCAACAGGGAACGCCACATTTGAATTGGTTGGAATATAAAGTATATTGTTTGATGATACATTGTAGTATAAATGTCTGCCTTGGTCTGCAAGTGTGATTACATAATTTGAAGTCAAATTATTCTGTGGCATACCAATATAACCAACAGCATTTGCAGATAGGTTACCTGTGGCTGCATTACCAGTAATTGTACCAGTAAGAGTTATACTATCAGCATTAATATTAGATGAAACTGTTAATGTGGTTAATATTCCAACTGATGATAAGTTGGAAGAAACAACATTACTTGAAAGAACTGTACCAGTTAAAAGACTTGCATTAGCAGTATTAGCGGAAGTATTGGCAGCATTAAAGGCGGCTTGTGCAAAAACATTGACCGCATTGGCAAAAATTGCTACTGTGTTTGCTTGACTAGGTATCTCAATCACAACATTACCAACCATGCCACTATGAACTTGGCATTGATAAACATAATTATTTCCTGCCAGTTGGGCCGGAACTTTCCAATAAAGCGTACCCGTTACTTGTGCTTGAGCGTTTGAATTTGTTGTAACAATTCCGGTTGTTGACACATGTGTGAGGCCAATATTATAAAGTGTACCACTGGCCGTTTCTCTTATTAAAAATGGATGACCTGTTACAGCTAAATTAAAAGCAAGAGTTTCACCTGCCCGAATAAAAATATTAGGGTTATTACCTGTGTATTGGTCGAACAAGAAAGCGCTTGAACTGGAATGAGTTACATTCAGACGAGTAACAGAAGGTAAATAAACAGAGTTTGCTTGGTTAAAAGATGCTTGTGCTAAAACATTTGCAGAATTTGCTTTATCGAACCCAGCATTTGCAGTTGCTCTTGCAATGATATCGATTGAAGATGATGCGGCTGAGTTAGCGGCATTGAACGCAGACTGTGCCAAAATGTTTGCAGAGTTTGCTCTATCAAAAGCCGCATTGGCAAAATTGTCATAGTTAATTGCAATTGCAGCCGTTGCAAGTGCCGTATTGGCAACATCAAATGCAGAGTTTGTTTTTGCAGATACGGATGTAATTAATGAAGAATTTGTATTTGCAAGGTTATATGCACCATTCGCATGTGCAAAGTTTGTTGTTGAATTTGTATTAGCGGCATTGAATGATGCTTGTGCTAAGACATTGGCAGAATTTGCTTTACTGTATGCGGCTTCTGCGGTAACATTTGCGATATTTGCTCGAACAAAAGCGGCATCTGTTTTAATGTTGACTGTGTTAGCAAAAGCGTATGCAGATGTAACTAAAACATTATTTGTGTTTACCGCAGTTTCAGTTTCAACAATACGATAACCCTGAGAAACAATATTGGCAAAGTTTCCTTGTGCAATATCGTAAACAATATTTGCTCTAGCATACGCAGAGTTGGCAAAAACATATGCCACATTACTTGCATTAAACGCAGTAGCAGAAAGTGTTGTTGCAACATTGGCCTGATTGAAAGCGGCATTGGCCTGATTAAAACCGGCATTAGCAGTATTTGCGGTATTTAAAATAAACGCATTGTTTAATGATACAGAAATTGTATTGGCAAAATTGTATGCATCTTGTGCTAAAACATTAGCGGCATTGGCTTTGGTGAAGGCCGCATCTGTTTTAATGTTTACTGTATTAGCAAATGCATATCCCGATTCAACTTTGACATTAAGTGTATTGCTATATGAGTAAGCACTATCAACTTTGATATTTGCAATGTTAGAAAACGCATATGCACTATCTACTTTAATATTGACAATGTTAGCAAACGCATATGCAGAATCCACTTTAATATTTGCATTGTTAGCAAAAGAAAAAAGAACATCAACTTTTGCATTAATAGTATTTGCCCATGCAAATGCTGAGTCAACTTTAATATTAATTGTATTAGAAAAAGCGGATACAGAATCTACTTTGATGTTTATTGTATTAGCAAATGCATAAGAAGCATCTGCGGTTATGTTTGCAGAATTGGCTCTACTGAAAGATGCTTGCGCTAAAATGTTGGCTGTATTTGCTCTGTCATATGCGCCTTGAACCATACCTGCATTAGCAGTATTAGCGGCATTGAAAGCGGCTTGAGCTAAAACATTCGCCGCATTGGCTTGAGCATATGAAGAAAAAGCATATACATTTACAGTATTTGCCAAAACTTCTGCATCATATGTCCTATTTGTTAAAAGTGTAACATCACTTCTTGTAGAATATAATGTTGTATTTACAGTATTTGCATAGTTATAAGCACTATCAACTTTCACATTAACTGTATTAGCAAATGTAAAAGCCGAATCAACTTTAATATTTACGGTATTACTAAACGCATATGCCGAATCAACTTTTACATTTATTGTATTGGCAAAAGCATATACACTTTGAGTAAACACATTGACTGTATTAGCGAATGTAAATGAACCTTGTGCTAAAATGTTTGCAGAGTTTGCCATTGTATAGGCAGACTGTGTAAAAATGTTTGTTGTATTGGCTTTATCAAACGCAGCTTGTGCCAAAATATTCGCTGAGTTTGCTTGGCCATATGCTAAGTTTGAGACTGCAAATGCAACCGGCGCAACATTATCAACCGCTAAATCAATTGTGGCTAATGAGACTTGTTTTGTCGTGAATGTTCCGCTACTTTTATCTACAACTACAAACACCGTATTTTGAGTGTTTGCATCTGGCGTTGTTAAAATTGGTAGGCTTGTTATTCTAATTGTCGTTGACATTTCTTTTCCTATGATTCTACTGTAAGAACAAGTTCGTTCTCAGCGATAATCTCGTCTAATGTTACTTCTGTTGCAACTGCGGTGTATGCAGTATTAATTACAACTAACTCTTGTGTATTTGCAGTAATTGAGAACGCATTGCTTACAGTAAATACTGTGTTACTGATAATCGCATTAATCATACGAATCTCAGAATTAACTGCAATGTAAGAACCAATAGTCATAATGCCAATTGAGTTTGCGACATTAAACTTGGTTCCCGAACCGACTACAACAATACTTCCATTTACATTAACTGTACCTGATAATGACCTGATTGTCGTTGGTGCAACAATCGTATTTGTCGTAACTTCAGATTGCGGTAATGTATTAAATGTTTCCCATTCCGCATAGGCTTTAAACCCAGCAGGATGTAATAATTCTTTAAAGATTTTCTTGTATTTAGAGAACTCTACAAACGAACTTGTCAAATACGAATAATTAACATAGAAATTTCTACCTTGAATCTTTCTGTCGCTTGATAGAATACCATCTGAACTCGTCCATCTGCCTGGTAATGAATCATATGTTGGAGATAACTCAGTATTAGCAGTAGCAGTTCCGTCACCGAATCCAGACAAATCAATTTGAGGAATAATTGTAATTCCGGCACCTGGATCAATGATAGAGATTTTCTCAATTTCACCTGGTCGTTTTGTACCACGACCTTCTAATACTTCACCATCTCCCAAAATACAATATGCAGAAATGTTTGCATTTGCACCTGCAACAGATGATACTGTTACAAGAGGAAGTTTATCTGGTTTATAGTTTTGACCACCAACTGGATTTATACCATATTTTCTAATTCTTCTCTGTTCAACAAAGCTAACTGAAAATGCAGTATTCACATTGAACGAAGTGTTCGAATCAACTTTAACTACTTTTCTAGTTTCCCATGAACTAATGCCTGTATTACCAGTTTGTATGATAACTAAATCACCAATCGCCAAATCAGTTAAGAATGTGGTATTGTTTCCTTGAATTGTTGTATTCGATAATGAATATACATTGACTGTGCCAGTTAACTTAGGTGGCAACAGTAAAACATTTCTAATTTTACCTGTGCCATCAATATCTACAACTTCACCCGTTGCACCAACACCAAATGCCATTCTATTTGAAGGGTTTGTAAAAATTAATTCATCACCTATTGCATAACCACCACCGCCATCATTAACAATTAGTTTACCAATTGAACCATAACTATCAATTTTCACAACTGTATTTGATGTTGTATTTGCGGTCAATGGAGATATTGTAATATCCGCAGGTTCAGCAAACAAATCTGGAACAATGGACAAAACTACATTCGAAGTAATAATGGCAACATTTGAAATTGCACCAATTGATGTAAATGCACTATTACTGAGTGCTCGTGAAATGACTGTGTTTACATTCGTTTGTCCTGCAACATTACCAGGAAAATGCCAGTCAGTAACACTTAAAATTGTGTTTGCTGGATCAACATCGGAAATAACATCCGAATAAATGAAGAATGAACTTGCAACAGAATTCGCACCATTGGCAAAGACTGCCTGTATGGCAAATTCTAATTCAGTATTCGCATAACCAACTGCAAAAATTCGTTTAGGTATTTTAAAACCTGCGCCGCCATCTAAAATATTTACTTTATTAATCGCACCACTAAAGACTTTTGAAATAACTGCTTTAGGTTGTTCAGTTGCATTAGGTGAATTAAGTAAAACTGGATCACCAACCACATAACTTGAACCGCCGTCAATAACATTAATGGCAACAACCGATGAAAGACCTCTAAAAAAGATATCTAGTATTCCATCATCTATATCAAAGGTATCGGCTTTAATTAATTCACCAATTGCGAATTCACCATCAAGTGTATTTTCATCAATATAAAATTCGTGAATTAATTTATTGTTGAGAACTTGTGAACCTACACGCTCAACAATTGCATTTGCACCCGAAGTAACGCCGGTAAGTTTTCTTGTTTTGGCTACTTCAAAATTAAAATCAGTAAATGCAATTTTAACTTCAACTCCATTTGTAGGCGCAACAGTAAAGTATAATTTTTGTATTTCTTTTCGAACAAAGTAACCAGTTGTCTGTAATACACCATTGAAATATACTGAAATGCCACTATTCGTTACATCAGGTAATTTAAATTCTTTTGTTGTTCCGTTGCCAGTGTATAAAACAAAGGCTTCGTCATTTACTTTGACATATCTTTCAAGTAACCATTTACCATCAGAAGCACGAAGAACTTCTGACTTAGGATAGACAACTGTAACTTCATTACCAAACAATAATCTGAAAAGAAGTTTGAATGAATTCTCAGAACCTTTTGAAAGGTAAAGAGGTAAAACATTTTTAATTAAAAGAGCTTTATCTGCGGCAACATCTCTCGGTACAAGAGATGCATACATGTTAAAAAATGATTCTTCGAATTCTTCAATCGAAACATCTACATCCGATAAGTCACGGATTTCTTTTGCTCTTTTAGTTAAATCGTTAAGTTGTGTTCCCTGTTTTGTTTCGAGGTATTCATAATATGCCTCTAAGAATGTAATGAAAACAGGGTTCTCTTCCCGAATAAATTCAGGAACTTGACGATTAACAAGTAATGAGGTTTTGTAATCAGCCATTAAATTGCAACTAATTCAGTAGAGATTGATGTTGGGTCTGCTTCGTCAATCGTAATAATAGTTTCTTTGGATGATGTAAGAATACCTTTTTGTGATTTAACTGTCAAACGAATTAAACCATCAGGTTCTTTTGACGAAAGAACACGGAAGTCATTCAATACAATTACACCATTTGTATAATCGATTGTTCCGGCAGTAGCATTGATAATTTTCTTCTTTGCATTTTCATCATAATAGTATGTTCTAATTTTACCAAATCGTGCATCTAGTACCGCAATTGCAGTTGCACCATAACCACTGCCACCAGTAATAGTAATAATAGCACGGGTGTAATCAACACCACGATTTGAAATTGTAATACTTTCAATGCGGCCGTTTACAACTTTTGCAGTTGCTTCTGCGCCAGTACCATCACCACTAATTGAGACTGTTGGTGTGCTTGTATATCCAGTACCTGGATTTGCAACTTGAATTTCTGAAATGCCAGTAAACGAATCGGCGATTTCTTCTATCTGTGCTGTTCTGAGAATACTAAACTGGTCGAAAACAGTAAATTCTGTCGATACTAATCTATCATTAACTGTACCACGATTTAACTCTGCGTTAAAATTAATCGTGTATGTTTTTGCAATACTTAAATTAGGTTCAAATCTTTTCTGTAAACGAATGATTGTTTCTGAACCACGAATGGAATTAATATCAACATTGTCAACAGAATCTTGCAATTTAGAAAGAACAAAAACAGAACCAAACTTACTTAAAATGGTAGAATTATAAACACCAATTGAGGTGCGAATTGCATTTCTAATTGAATCTGCACTTTGAGTTGTTTTGTTTTTATCGTATTCAACATAGTTACTAATCAACAAATACAGGTATTCGGGGTCACGAATTTCGGCATCAACAGAAACAATCGCTTTTGGCTTAATGATATCATCAATGATTCGTTTCTTTTCTGTTGGCGTGATATAGTAATTTGCTTTAGGTTTGATTGCAATATAAACTTTACCAAAAACTGGCGGAGTTTCATCTTCACCACCCCATACGGATAGTGAATCAATTGCAGGATAATTTTTTCTCAAATAAGATTCATAATCTTTAAATGTTACTAATCTATTTTGTGTTGTAAATTGTGCGGCAGAATTAAATTTAATTTCATCAATTGATTCTCTTACTGAACCACCAGCTGCGGCAGATACGGGTCGAATATTAAAATTAGTTAGACTTTCATTTAAAGAATCTGTTAGTGATGACGAACCAATAAAGTTATTGGCCTTGTTTGCATCTGTTCCATTTGTAACAAGGTAACGAACAGAGACTACTGCACCATCAGGCAGTTTTTTACCAACAATATTATTACCAAAATAAACTTGGAATTTACCACTCTTATTTTCTTGCAAGTAATAAACATCACTAGTTGAAGAAACATCTAGTATATCTGTAACTTTAGAATAAACTGCAACCTGAGTATTTCCAACCGCAGGTCTTACTGTTACTCTAATTGTTGTAGTATCAATATTAGATTCTGGTAAAGAAAAAATTTGTTTTGGATTTGTTGCCTGATTATGTGTGAAATTGTATGTTACAAGTTGACCTTCATAAATGTCAACATTCTCAAAATAGTATTGTGAGTTGGCTTTTGCAACAATCGTATCTTCAATAATAACGAAATTATAAGCACTTCCGTCAATTTGATTAGATAAGAATCCATAACCAGACGGCAGAGTTAAGTAACCAGTATTCGATGTAGATGAATTGACAGTTAAGTTAATTGTTGCAATAGGTGCTCTTTGTGAATACGGAGTGTAACCTAATTTCTTTGCATGTGAAACAACTGAATCACGCAACAGAGCCGTATCAAGGAACGACTCATTTGCAACCATGTTTAAATAGTATGCATTGTAGTGGGTATTGTAAGCAAGAATATCCAACAAAACAGACAGACCAGAACCCTCAAAGTCATAGTCTGTAAACTCTGTTTGTTGATTTAAAAACGCTTTTAAATTGTTCTTGATTGTATCAAAATCAAGTTCGGTAACTCTTAAACGGTCTGCCATGTTTATCTAATCCGTTCTAGGAAAAATTTAATTGTAATTGGGTCTGGACTGTTGATAACGAAGAATTCTAATTCGACATTATATCTATTCTCATCCGGAGATGCAGAGGCCGTAACCCTTGAAACTTGAACTCTTGGTTCGAAATTGACAATCGTTTCTTCAATTTCTCTTTCGATTTGCGCCGCCATCACGGAGTCAACATTCTCGAATAACATACGGCGAATGTTGCTACCTATTTCTGGTCTAAAAGGACGCTCATAATGATTTGTCAAAATAAGATTTTTGACTGAATTGATAACAGCATATTCATTGACATGCTTGTTGATATCTTTGCGAATTGGATGCGCTGTAAAATTCAAATCCAAGTCTTTGAAACTTCTTGCGGAATCGATATTTGTTGTTATTGTCGCCATATTCTATTTATTCAACCTCCGGCAAATACATTGCCCGAACCAGCAGTAATTGTGTTAGGACCATAATCATCTCCAATTCTTCCAACACCTTTTCCACCAATCTTCACAGTCGAAGAATAACCAGATAATGTAGAGGTATCAGTTGAACATCCTCTTTTAGGATGCGGTGCAATTGTATTACCTGCAACAACAATCAAAATACCATTTGCAAAAACACTATTTCCATTAACTTGTCCCACAGATGTTTTCATAGGAGTTGGACAGTTTTTTCCTGGTCCACCATCTTGAGATAACACAGAATCGCCTGCTCTAGCAACTGCTGGCATTATTGTTTGCCTCTTGACACCAAATCTTTTACTGCGGCTACGGCCGACTGATACTTCCAATAATGATACTCTGTCAAATTAATAGACACATTTTGTTTAGGTTCGATACCTGCGGCTTCAACTGTTATATTCACAGGATAAGTTTCTTCTCTGGATGTTGGCGTTGGCATATTATATTCCACCAATGCAAAAAAATCTTCTGTTGTCTCTGGTGGTAAAATTTTAAATGTACCATCAGGCATTCTAAATCTGTAATATTGACCTGGAAATAAATTTGCAGTTTTACCACTAATCCTTGCGGTGTTATTAGATGTTACTGTATATGTTAATCCAATTGTTGTAAAATCATAAGAGCTTGAATTATGCGACACATTTGCAACAACATTGTTTCCTGTTCCGTCATCCGCTTCGCCAGTATAAGTTATATCTACTGAAATGGTGGTTCCCTCCCATGCGGATTTTACTGCTCTTGCAAGGAGAATTGAGTCAGTAATATCATTATAAGCATCTTCGGGAATTTCACCTATTGGAAATCCCGATTCGTTAGAAAAAGAAACGATAACATTTGCTGACATATTAGTTCAGATTAATTGTTCCGGCATTGACACTAAAATTACCAGCAGAGATATTATAATCTCCACCAACATCGGATGTTTTACTTCCACCAACTGTCTCTGAACAATCACCACCAATATCTAATGTGGCATCTCCATCAATAGTTGCAGATAGACTACCATTTATTGTGGCATCAACATCACCTTTGACCAATGCAGTAACACTACCATCAACTTGTGCATCTACATCACCAACAACATATGCGATAAGGTTTTCATCAACAGTTGCATACATGTTTTTCTGAACATAAATTTCTGCATTACCTTGAACAGTAATTTTACAATCACCCATAACATACAGGTGGTCGTCTTCCATAACAATAGAATATCTACCTTTGGTAATCTTTTCTACTCTGTCGCCATCAGGAAACCATTCTGTAAAACTTCCATTTCGATGTGCAATATGAATTCGTTCCGCACCAGGTGTATCATCATATTCAACAATGTGACCAGATTCCGTTTCCATAACATTGTTGTAAGGATAAACGGCATCATATAATGTTTCTGGTTCGTCCCAATTACTTAATTCTTCTTCTTTATTATATGTCTTAATTTCTTTAACAACATTATCTTTTCGTTCTTGGATAAATGTTTCTGTAATTGTTTCCGCATCATTTCTTGCAATACGAGAAGTTGTCGGTTCATCCAAATAAATTGGATTTGGATCCGCTTGTGATTTTTCGCTTATTACAATACCTGTACCATCTTCATTGTATTCTTTCGATTCAGGTGGTCTTGGTGCATTTGCCAACTCAGATTCTCTTGGGTCACTATATGCTTCTTCTGCATTAGCTTCTTTAAGTGGAATACTTGGAAATTGACCAAATACAATTCTTTGTTGTGCGGCTTCACCATCTGCAAAGAACCCAAGAACCATATCACCTTCTTTACAGGCATATGGGTTTACATTATTTACTGGAAATGCAACTTGAGCCCAAGGTAATGCATCTGTTGAAACTTGCATTTTATTGTCGGCGTCCCAACCAACACATCTAACTTTAAGACGACCAAGTTTAAGTGGATCCATTCTATCTTCAACGAATCCAACCCACCAAACAAAACCACCTTTACCGGCAAAATCTTTTTGATTGTCCATATTAATAACTCAAAAGGTCCTCTTGTTGTTCTGGACTACTCATAGTAACTTCAACATCTGAAGAGGTTGTTGCAACTTCAATAATCGTTTCGTGTTTTTCGTAACCAATAATTTGTCGTGATGCTACAATAAGATATTTACCACTTAAACTCTTATCTTCATTGTCATCACCTTTAAACTTTTTACCAAAAATAGGTGCATCAACATTCACATTAAATCCTGAAGTCAATTGAAAATTTCCTGGCATGGCAATTTTAAGTCTCTTAGACATTAAATTATCGATGATTGCTTTTCGTTGAAACATCCATGATTCGGTATTGTCTAATTTAGATAATGATGTTGGGTCTTTTTCTTTAATGTAATTACTAAAATTTTGTGCCAAAGAAAAGAAAGATAAAGTTTTCTTAGAGTCATATGCCTCTATATTACTTACACCTGAACGATTTTTAATTACTGATGCGTTTGGATTGTCATTTGCTTTATCCATTGTTGCATCAACATCACCGTAACCAATTTCTTTCTTAGCAGTTGTTCTTGTGAGTGGGTCGAAACCAATAAATTGACCGGCATTAACACCAGACCTTTGTTTTGAAATACTGTCTGATTGCGTTACAACTTCAAATGCTCTTGCAGAACTAATTTCTGAAAATGGATTGCCTTTTGATTGATTTTTTGGTGCAAACCTAACATCCAAAATATCTTCTTGTGTTAACAACATTGACAATGGCGCAAAATTAAAACCAACTAAATTTTGAAAGAACAGGTAGTTAGGTGCCTGCTTTTGGTCTAAACTTCTTTTCGCACACCATTCTATGGCTTCAATTGGTCTCAAATTTGGTATAACAACATTACGAATACCAACTGTATCTTCAAAAATGCCACCAGATTCACCCGCAGGAACACCCAAATAATCTTCTAAAATTTTCTCAACAACTTTACCATATGTGTTATCGTATGATTGATTAATTCTTTGTTGGTCTGAATACATTAATTCATCAGAACAAAAATGTAATGTATAAAGTTCACTATTCAAACCTTCATTCTTACGAGTTGATTGTTTGTAGATACGAAATGCTTTTCTAAACGAAGCAACATCGGAATTACTATCTTTCGCAATGTCGATGAGAATAGATTCCGAACCATCAAACAATAAACTACCGGATAAACCGGCAGCATCACGAATCAATATACTTCCACTCATAACAGGCAGAAACAAAGAATCGAAGATGTTTATTTCTTCATAGATGACCGAAATGTCAATTGGTCCACCTTTAGTAACAATCACCAATTCATTTATTTTGAATTGGGTTGATTTACTCATTGATAAACTCATGCTTTAATTACTCTCTTAAATTCTTTTTCTACGGCAGTAACAAATTCAGGTTTCAATAATTTAATTGTTCGTTTACTATCATTAACTGCAATTTCATACTGATAATACGATTGCGTTTCTTTAGTTACAACTTCAGTTATTCTACTGCCATCTTGTAAATTGTAAATTATGTTAGTGGTAGCGGTATTTGCATATGTGTTGGCATCTAACTGAAGTTTTTCAATTATTTTTATATCATCTATATTTGTTCTTGTAATTACTTTATAATAAGCTTGAATGTTATTTGGTGACATAGCCCATGAAAGACCAGTTTGTATGGTCGTATTTGCGGCACCGTTTGCAGTATATTTTGCATCAATATAATCAACCAATACTCTATCTCTAAGTGGCCAATCAAACTGTGGGTCAAAAATGTCATTAAACATTAAAACGATCCAATGTCTTTCTGAGTTTTCATAATATTTGGATGCAATAATTTCTGGTGTGTCACCATCTTTAATATCATACTTGTAAAACGCAGAAGAATTTTCTTTTAGTGTGGACTCAAATCCAAACCTCGCAATAATATTTGTTACAGTATCTAAACCTGCCGATGAATTATTGGCAGTATAAAGTGTTTTTGGAAAGTAATTAAAATATTTTGCCATTAACTACCTCTCGCCAATGTATCTGCATTTG